GGCCGGTGAGCATCTAAACAAGGAGCTACAGAGCAAGATTCATACGGCCCGGTTTACCGAAGCCCAACAGATTGTCCAGGACTTAATGGATGAGGTGGATGAAAAAGGCCAGAAGTTCCTTGGTGAACCGTGGATGGCGCATATTCGAAGCCTGGAGAGACGAGTCGAGGCTCTAGAAAAGCAGCTTGCGGCTAAGAAAGTGGTTCCCAAGTCTAAATAGACGGTGTATATTTAAGACATCAAGCCCTCAGAGCTACATCTGGGGGCTTTTTTAGTACACTAACACACTTGACTAACTAAGGAAATTATTGCATATGAGCGGGATGGTTTTTACAGATAGAGTAGTGGACATCACCTACCAGGAGATTCTTCCACGGCTCGTTGACCAAATAAACAACTCAAACATTTGGACAGCCCGCGTGCTGACCAACCCGAAGGAGTGGAGTGGCGTCACTCTGAACCTGCCAATCGAGACTGCTAACAGTTCTACTGGTGGTTCATTCTCTGGTATGGACACCTTCCCAACCGCTGCCACTAACAACACACGTCTATTCACATGGTACGTTGCTGCTTACGAGCAGAGCGTCGTGGTTCCTGGTATCGAGCGTGACATTAACGCTAACAACGAGAAGCAGGTTCTTCGCCTTCTTAGCACCCGCATGGACGAGGCTAAAATCTCAGGTTTGGTCGGTATCGGTGGAATACTCTATGGCATCGGTTCAGGTAAGGACTTCGATGGCCTCGGCGTTATCGTCGATAACGGTACGAATACCTCTAGCTATGGTGGCCTCACACGCTCAACCAACACTTTCGTCAACGCTGATGTTACTGACCTTGGCTCCCTAAACTCAGGCATAATCACCCTCGACTACCTTTCAAGCGAGTTCGACAACGTATCTGCCGCTGGCTCAACTTCAGAAAGCCCGACCCTCGGTCTTACGACTAAGGCAATCTGGACCTTCATCGAAGGCATTATCCAGCCGATGGTCAGCGCCCGCTACGACACCGTGGCAATGGGTGGCTACAACCGTATTGACGGCGGACTTCCGCCCGGAGTATCTGTCCCATCTGGCGACCAGGCACTCAAGGGTGCAGCCGGATTCAATGTCCTTGACTACCGCGCCCGTCACATGGTCGCTGACGACATGTGTACGACTGGCACCTTCTTCTGGCTTAATGAGCACTACATCAACTTCTACGCTCTCCGCAGTCCTGACCTCCAGAAGATCAGCTCTAAGGTTGAGGTGACTGAAGGCTTCTACGATGACGTGCCATTCCCGAGCGCCTGGCAGTTCCGTGAGATGATGAGTCCGATTAACCAGTACGGTTCAGTCGGTCTGCTTATGCTCATGGGGAACCTCGTTGCGAGCCAGCCTCGAAGAAACGGTAAATTAATCGGAATTACCAGTAACTAGGAGACTAATCATATGCAATCAGGCCCACGATTTCTAACCCTCGACGACCTTAATACCCTCGTCAATCTAACCCCCAGCAACGTTCCGGCTAACCAGCCGAGCACAATGCACGAACAGTATGGCGCTATTGGCCAGACCTTTGACGGGCGAATCTTTCGCTTCGTCGCTTTTCCAGGCACGACCACCATCCAACCAGGGCTACTCCTGGTGCAGCCAGCCGCAGCAACAAACAGCACTGGACTTGCCATCTCAGCTACACAGCCAAGTACGACTGCTACTGGGAGTGGAGCGACCGGAGCATCAGCGCTAGCCGCTGGCTCACTCAGCTTTAACGTAACTAACGGTGCAACCGCTGTTACCCAGGATGAGTTCGGATTCGTCCAGATTCTTGTCTCAGCTGGTGGAACTTACCAGCTTAAACTCCGTGGCAACACTCTTGCAGCTGCAAGCGGAACCATTACGCTCTACCTTGCCGAGCCACTACCGCCAACGATCACAACCCTTATTGCCGGAACTGACACGGTAAACCTTGTTAAGAACGAGTACACCTCGCCAATCTTGGCTACTACCACACTCGCCCCAGTCGTCGGTGTTACCTACGTCTCAGTCCCTCAAACTTCAACAGCAGCTTACGCTGGTTGGGTACAGACCCGAGGACAGGCATATGTCCAGGCCACAAGTGGAACAGTCGGCTACCCGGTTGCTCAGGACGTAGCAACTAACGCTGGCTTTGTCGCCAACCTTGGTGCGGGTGCCGCTGAAACTCAGCAAACCTTCGGCGTCTTCAAGACAGCAGCAGCTAGTTCAGCAGCGACAGTCTTCCTAACCATAGACTAAGAAGGGAGCACCTAGAAAATGACACGAACAACACAAAACAGTAGCCACAAGCCAATTGAGAAATATGTTGCGGGAGTTGGACTACAAGGTGGTATCTACACGAATCTGCCAATGGTCTTCAACAACAACGTAACGGTCAACTCTGGTAAGACGCTTAATCTCACAGGGGTCACGGTTACAGGCCTATCCGCGGATGTGACGGTGCCTCTCAACCTGGCAGGCAAGAACGCGGCGGCCTTCTCGGTCGGTCTGACAAGCGCCAACCCAGCTCTTAACGTAAATACAAACACGACACTGGCAGTCACCGGAATCTCGGTTAACTCGAATATTGCTACCAGCGGCGTAGCAATCCAGGAGATCAGCTCAGGCACGAATGAGTCAATGACTCTTGACGCCAAGGGTACTGGAACCGTCGGTATTAACACGGTCGCCACTACATCCGGTGCCGTTACCGTTGGTAATTCAACCTCAAATGCTGGCCTGACCGTTAACGGTTCGGTCACGACTGTCGCCGGTGGTGTGAAGATTCCAACCGGCCAGACATACCAGATTAACTCGCTCCCTATTCCGTCAAACGAATATGTAAACAGCAACGTCTTGGCAGCAGCAACGTTTGTCCAGAACACTTCCTACCCACTCTGGACCGCTCCAAACGATGGGGCTACATGGAAAGTGGCGAATGTTAGTTACCGGTTCACCGCCCAAGCGGGTGCCGCTGCTACCTTCAGCGTTGAAGTAGCCGGTGCAGCCACCGCTCCAGGCTCAGGAACCGCCCAGACAGGAGCCCTCAGTCTTCAAGGAACGGCCAACACTACGATTAACGGAACAGTTACTACCCAGACTACGATATCAGCAGGCTCTTCTTTGAACCTGGTAGTCTCTAACACAGCGGCCACCACCAGCCTGGCCGGGCTAGTAATAGTCATAGTCTTACAGCGCCAAACCTAGTAATATAGAAGTACGCAGCTTGGTGCTTAGACAAAAAGCATCCTCCTTCGCACAGGGGGATGCTTTTTGTGATATAGTCATACTTAATGACACCAGACCAACTCAAAGCCAAGCGCGATGGCTACGAAAAACAATTGGAACTACTACAGACAAACATCCAACGTTTGAGTGGTGCTATTGGTGCAATTAACGAACTATTGAACGAGCAGGAAGCAGCTACGACTGCCCCGAACGAACAACCAGAGGGAGGTGAAAGTACAGATGGAGAAACAGCCACCGAAGATATACGGGATACAGAAGCGGGGACTACCGAAGACGCTGGGGGAACGGATGAGGGAGCTGTGGCAGCCGCATGAATATGTGCGGATAATGAACATAGACACCGAGACGTTCTACTGGCAATCCCTCGCCCCACAAGATGAAACCTTTGAAATAGACCGTGGCCCAACCAAAGTTACCTACCGACGTGACCCACGCCAGTTCCATATTGACGCTGGAAAGAGTAGACCGCTGGAAGGCTGGAACGCATACATCTGCGTTGAAAACCTCTACAAGAAAGTGCTTGCCAAGCAGAAACTTGCTAAGAAACAGGGCAAGTTTGAAGTTACCTTTGACTGGCAAGACCCACACGGTTGGGACGAGTTCCTGCCGCGTATCTTCTTAGGGAAAGAGAACCCGACCTTTAGTGAAGGTGATACCCTAACTGAAGGCCAGACAACCGAACAGTATGATGCCCCTGCTATTAAGACTGCTACCGAAGTGTCCAGTGACGCCAAGACCGTCGATGATCTGGCTAAGGAGTTAGGCATTGAACTCACCCACTAAGCCGACCGTAGCCGAAAAGAAAGAGAACATCCACGTCATTAACGGCAAGCTCACCTGGAAGAAGAAGGAGCTGGCTCGCATCGAGGAGTTGGTTAAGAAGCGTGAACAGGAACTCGCCGACGGCAAGGTTCTGCAAGACCGTCGCAACAAGGAACTCCACGATGAGTTTGACGCGCTAAAGGCCCAGTCCGACAAGATTCTAGCCCAGGTTGACGAGGCGAAGCTGAAGCTCAACGACGTGAACGCCAGCATTGCCGAGCGTACCAAATATCTCAAGGAGCAAGAAACGTCAGTAGATACGGCTATGGAGGAATTCAACAACGCCCTTCGTGACCGTCAGGCAGATATTGCCACTGTTGACCGTACCCGGAACGAGAAGATTCGGGAACTTGCCGATCTGACCGCTCAGATATCTAAAGCGACGACTGAGAATATAGCGGTGCAGAATAAGACTGAGGTACTTCAGAAGTTCTATGACGAACAAGTAGCCAAGTTCAGGATTGAGATAAACAGCCTGCAAGCGGATGTTAAGGCTGCTGAAGCTGATCGGGCGCGGGCTATTAACAATGCCAAAGCGATCATGCCGAAGATAGCGGCTAAGGAACAAGAGCTTACCAACCGGGAGAACATCTTGTACGACCGTGAGCAACAGCTTGCTGACGACGAAAAGCTGTTCAACACTAGGCGAAAACTAGCAGCGTAGTATACTTAAGAGTAGTAAGCCCCAAGAGCTAATCCTTGGGGCTATTTTTATATGAGTTGGCCTAACAATAGATCAGAATTCGGCGAGAACCGTACCCCAGTCCTTATTGGGGTTAGCTCTGCTGATGGTGTAACTATTGTTCCGGTAGCAGTAGATCATGCTACGGGAGCAGTTCTTACTGAGACTTCAGGAGGGGGCGGTACTGATGATGTTAATCTTACCGAGGTGGGTGGCTCTGCCATTGCCCTCGGCCAGACTACAATGTCTGCCTCACTGCCAGTCGTTATTGCCTCTAACCAGAGTGCGATACCAATTAGCTCGGGTTCTGCTACGGGCGCTGCTGTTCCAGCGGACGCTTTCTACATAGGGGCTCATGGACCATCCGGTAACCTGGTAGGTTTACAGACAACCTCTGTAGCTAACGCATCCTTTGACACAGGGACCCTAGCAGCCGGGATGATGGTAAATGGCACCACTGACTTTAAGAATTATGTGCTGGCTGGAAACAATGCGGCAGATGGGATGAGTACTGGAATAAGTGCCTTCGTGTGGTCCCAAGGAGCTGTATATAACGGTTCTACTTGGGACCGTGTGCGGTCATCTACCTCTATTGCAGGCACCGCCGGGACTGGATTGTTGGGGAGCGGAACCATGATCTATGACGGTACGAACTGGCAAAGTACCAAGGATGGGACTGGGCGTGGAGATGGAGATACCACTGGCTATATGGGAGTACAACCTCGTTTGTACAACGGTAGCACATATGACCGTGCTAGGAGTACTACCACCGGCGTCCAAGCAGTCGGAATAAATAACGGCACGAATACAGCTGATGTCGTATCAGGAGACTCAGGGTTTAATGGGGTAGCTACGGCTGGGGCTGCGAAGACATATACATTTACAACATCTTCATCCGGTGCTCAGGTGCTACTTGCCAATACCAATTGTGAGGGATTTTCTAGCGCTAGATTAACTATTACCTCAGTAGGCGTTGGGCTTGGGCTTCAACCTCAATTTGCCTCTGCATCAGGTGGAACTTATATTTCACTTTCAACTTCCCTTATATACAACACTCAGAATGATTCAGCGGTTCTAACTCAGGGGTATACAGTAAATAACTCATACGTATTCCCCATAGTAAATAACTTTGTTCAAATAAATATCTCTGCTCTAACGAGTGGTACTCTAACGGGCGTACTAACTCTAACAAATGAGCAACTACCCGCAGGGCTTTTGACTACTAGCACTATATACAGCGGTGGTCAAAACGTAGGAAATGCCACGCTTACCGGTTTTAGGAACTCAGGAGGTCAGTTCAATCTTGCACTAGATGCATCCAATGGTGCAGATGCTAACGGGGGTGGAGGAGTTGGACAAAATACTCTCTATGGATACAATGGTTCGACCTACGACCGCTTACGTACTGCTAACAGTGCTGCTGGTACTACAGGTACAGGTCTTCTCGGTGCAGGACTACTTGAGTGGGACGGTACAAACTACCAGCGTGTACCGGCTGCAAGATTCTCTCCAGCCTCAACAAAGCTCAATACCAACTCGTATCACATAACAACTAATACAACCAATACCCCGACGGCTTCAACTGCCTACATATCTTCAATTGCCATTAGTGCGGAAGTAGGAGGAACTACCTCATCAATCACCATTCAAGATAAACAGGGTACGCCTCTTAAGTTAGTCAACGGCTTAAGTACAACCGCAGTGACAACAGCTCCAACAATTATATCTTTTCAAACTCCTGTCCTGATGACGAGTGGAATAGATATTATTACATCTGGAGCCGTAGCCGGAACTGTCGATGTATGGATTAACTGGTACCAATAGGTTGCAGCAATACGTTGGCACCGTTCTAACTTAAAGGGTATACTTAGAATCAATAAGCCCTCAGAGCTACATCTGGGGGATTTTTTATTTCTAGGAGTTTTTCATGGCATATACGGCATCAGCCAATAAGACAAAGACACAGGTTCCAGCTCAGGCCAGCCTGTTCAGCAACCTTCAGATGGACGGGGCCAGAAACGCACTTACTGGTGTACTCGGAAACCGGATGAATACAAGGGATGCGACCGGTACTCCCCAGAACTCACCGCTCACGGTCAATACGACCGCTACTCTTGTCGTTCCTCAGAACGCTGCTCAGGTTACCATCTGCTCAGTTACGAACGCTGTCCAAGTATCTGAAGATTCAACCCAGGCTTCTTACTTCAGCTTACCAGCCGGGGTGCCTTGGACTTTCGACGTTGCTGACCAACAGAATGTGTACCTAAAGACGAGTGGTAGCACAGTGGTTAGCTTTTACTTTACTCAAATATAGGAGAACCAGTGGGTGAAATAAGCTCCTACCCAGTCATAACCGAGATGCCACCGGGCAGCGTATTCCTGGTGAACCAGAATCCTATTACGGCCTCAAACGCTACCAGCATCATTACCAAGCAGAATGTTCTTCCGCTCTACGACGCTAGGGATTATGGAGTGGTAGCTGACGGTGTGACCGATACAACTACCGCACTCAATAACGCTTTTACATCTGTCGCTGCCAGCGGCGGTGGAACGCTTGTATTTCCCTCAGGGACGCTCGTAATAAGCAATGTCGTTAACTTGCAGCCAAGTGTTTCCATCCTTGGTAACGGTCAGCAAGGAACTATTATTAATCAGACTTCAACAACCCATGATGGCCTCTACTTGAGCAGTGCTTCGGTTGTGAGTGCAGGGTTTACTATTGAAGGGATATCCGTTGTTGGACCCGGTTCGGGTAGTGGAGACGGTATCCACATCGCCGGTCAACCTCTTGCCTATGTCAATATCCGCAACGTAAATGTTGAGAACTTCGGTGGAACGGGTGTTTATGTAGGAGGGTCAATCGTAACCACGCTTGAAGGAGTCGTGGCTACTACGAACGGCGTCCACGGTATTTGGATTGATGGCACTAGCTCATTCGTTACCAGCACTAGCCTTATTAACTGCTACGGCAACGACAACCCCAGTGCCGGGATATATATCTTCAAGGCGACGTATTGTAGCTTGACTGGCTGTGCTGCGGATTCAAACGGCATTGGCTACCTCTTGTCTGACGTGTTCTCGTTAAGCGCTACTGGCTGTGGAGCCGAGAGTTCACAGAGCCACTCGGTTAGCGGATACCCAGGCGTCAGCTGGAAGATTACCGGAGACAACACCTTTGGTACTGGCTCAGTCTGTCTCAATGGCTGCTTCAGTTACGATACTCACGACATTGGCTTCTGGATAACGGGCTTCACAACAGGCGTTGCTATGGACGCTTGCATAGACTCAACCCCTCATGGTGGTGCCACTTATTCACTCCAGGTAGATTCGAACGCTACAGCCAGCACACTAGCTTGTAACTTCGCCAATCCAAATAATATAACGGGGGCTGTTGCCACACTCTCAGACTCCGCTAACAGCTACACATATCTTCGACAACTTTACGCTAACGGCATTACCGCAACAGACTCTCCAACAAGTCTAAGCACCAGCCAGTCCAGCCTCGTTCTGACCGCAAGTAGCGGAACCAACTTCATTGAATCTGTGGGAACTGACAACTCAGGGGGGGCGACACTTACACTTGGAACTCAGTTTCTTGGCGTAGAGTTCGCCAGCTTTAACGGCTCGACTGGCGCTTTGACTGTTCCGAACGCGGCAACATTCAGCTCCACGGTGGCTATTACGGGACATGTCACCTTAGAAGGAGTTACTTCTACAGGAGCGACTGGAACCGGCGCACTGGTCTTCAGCACGTCACCAACCCTCACCACTCCGAACGTTGCCCAGATTAATAACACGAGTAACAAGGCAGCGATTACCCTTGAGGCCAATACAAGCGCGGTCAACTACATAGACATCCGTCCGGCGAGCACTGGGCAAGCGGTCACGATTAATGCCGCTGGCTCAGATACCGATGTTTTCCTTAACCTGACAAGCAAGGGTGCCGGAACCGTTCGAGCTAATAACGTACAGGTAGCAGACATCTCTAGTGCCCAAACATTGACTACTAAAACGTTGAGTGGATTCACTATTGCCGATGCTACCAATGTAGTACTAGGTACAACAACTGGCACACAGCTAGGAACGGTCGGCGGGGCGAGCGGTCAGAAACTCGGATTCTGGGCTGCCACTCCTGTCGTTCAGCCACTCCTTGCAACGGGAGCAAGCCATACGGTTGACCAAGTAATAACCGTTTTACAAACACTAGGACTCGTGAGGCAGACATGACAAATATTATCCAAGACGAATCCGGTAACAACATTACCGACCAGATGGGGAGCAATATCCTTGATGAATCCGGTAACAATCCGACTCCGGGCATTGGTAAGAACCCGACCGCTTGGGTCTGGAATCCGCTGGCCAGTACCAGCAATATTATTGAGTACGACGACGGGGCCGAAAGGTATGATACGAGTACACAGCCATATGACGGCGTAAACAACAGCCCGAGTCCGACGACCTGGAAGAATCCAACTGCATACACACCGCTGAATATCCTTTACCAGCAGTACTATGGTGGGCCTTCCCAGGTTCCGCTCTTTGCCGCTCCGCTTCACTGGGTAGCCAACCCTGGAGAAGTCAACCAAGCAGGCCAATATGTTGAAACCAACAGCGCTGAAGCTAACCTCTATCCTTATGACCAGAGTAGTGAGAAGTATGACAATTCGACTGTTGACTATGACGGGACCAATGGGAACCTAAGCTTCTACTCATGGAAGAACCCAGCTCAATGGGTTCAGATAACAGGAGGTTCATTGTGAGCATTAACTACCCAACTTCCATCGATAACGGCTCAAGTTTGCCGAATCCATCCGCGACAAATGATACCAATTCGCCATCCCTAAGTTCAGGCCAAGTGCTTCAGAACAGTGCCGTCATTGCGCTTGAGACTAAGCTCGGCATTAACTCAAGCACCGCCAGCACCAATACAGTGCTACTCGGTACCGGTTCTGGCGCTTCTACTTGGGGGACACTGACCTCTAGCTACGTCACTGCCGCTACGGGGAGTGGCTCCTTTGTCTTTGCTACCAGTCCGACCATTACCAGCGCCACACTTACAACGCCAACCATCAACAACCCGACTCTGAACACGGATAGCGTTGTAGGGTTCACTACGAGTAACAACGGTACGGTCTACGGTATCTCGGTTAGTGGTGGCAAGATCGGTACGGCAGCCATAGGGAACAACGCCGTCCTTTCGGGCCAGCTCGGACTATCTAACTCTTACAGCGGCGGCGTAGCTTCACAGGCTAACGCGGGTACTGCGGGGGGAACGTTCTACTATATTAACCTCGGAGGACTGAAGCTACTCTGGTGTCTGAGTAGCACTGGCCTGTCAACTTCAACCAGCGGTAATAGCTACACATTCACGCTGCCTACCTTCTTCTCAACCGTCCAGCATATTGTCGTAGGAGTAGCAGCCCAGGCTACACAGGCAGGCCAGAACGTATCGGCGGATTCTTTCTCAACGACCAGTGTCACAGCCAAAGCCGTGTCTCCAGGTGGTAACGCGACTGCCCAGCTAACGCTCTTTATGGTGGGTACATAATGTATACGTTCAGCAACCTCATAGCCAGAACCGCAGACATATGCGGCTTCAGCTCAAGCGGAGATAGTCAGGACTTTACGAACGCCAAGCAGGATATTAACCAGGCGCTTAAGGTATTCAAGAACCAGGCTCGTCGTTACTGGAGCCGGAAGCAAGCAGCCGCTAACCTAATCAACAACCAGCAATACTACGAGCTGCCACCAGATGCGGTTCGAGTCACGGAGGTTTATGTTAACAGCAATGGCCTTAACTACCCTGTCAAACAAGTCAGCTCGGAGTACCTATGGAATAAGATCAACGTTATTCCTGCTATTACTATTAATGTTCCTACTTACTACTTTATCCGGGGACGCAATGAGATCGGTCTTTGGCCGATTCCGTCGGCTAACGCGACGAACGCGCTTAACGTCAGCTACGAGCCACAGCTTGAGATAGGAGTTGCGGATGTCACAGCCGGAACATGTACGGTTGGAAACGGGAGCACGACGGTCACTTTCAGCGGTAATATTATTGACCCGACAATGGTTGGACGCTGGTTCCAGGTGCAAGGACGTTACAACGAACAGTGGTACCAGATAGCCACGTATGACTCAGCTAACTCCTTTGAACTAGAGAACTTCTACGGTGGCTACGGCTCAGGTGGCCTCAGCTATGTCATTGGAGATTGCCCGGACATCCCCCCTGACTACCAGCTTGGGCTTGTTTACTATGCTGCCTACAACTTCTTTCTGAAGCGTAAGGATGAGGAGACGGCTATGCTGCACTGGAATAACTACCAGCAGCTTCTCACCATGTACCGAGAGGCATACGCCAGCAAGACGACGGGTATTGTCCAGAACCAGACTGACCGTTACCGATATTCAATATTCTTAATTCCACCCCCGCCCATAACATCATAGAAAGTATAGGAATATATAAATGCCTAGTGGACCAAAGAATTCAGAGAAGTTTATTCCTCACCAACAATACTTCCAGGGCGGGGCAACTACCGATTTCAAAATGGGTATTGCTAACTCCTTCTATTCTTCGCAGAACCTAGACTTCCGAACCTTCCCAAGTCAGATGTCAGTTACCCCAGCAAGCCGAGCGCTATCTACAACCATGTCTGACCTGGTGCTCGCTATGGACCAAGATTTGAACGGCGTTCGTTATGGAGTCGGCAGTCTCGGGCAGGTCTACCGGATTAATACAAGCAACGCTATTTCCCGGATAGCCACGCTTACTGAGAACGGTTCAGCCGGGCTTCTCTACTCGCAGATTACCGACCAGCTCTACATCCCCGGACAGACGACGGTCAGTATGTACGGTCAATGTACAAACAGTAACAGCCCCCCGCAGTTCCGGGCCGACCAGTTCGGCAAGAGCGCCTCTACTGCGGCTGGATGTGTCCAACTGTTAAACCCCAATGATAACCTCTACGACACACTCATCTTCCGTAACAATGCCTTCCAAGTGAGCGAAGGGGGAATAGGTGTTACCAGCCCTTCACAGGTTCAAAACAACTTTACAAACACGTACAATCTCCCCAAGGTGCTTAGTGAATCCCCGACTGACCTCTGTGGATTCGCCCCGGACATTGAGCCGTTCTATTCAATAGCAGTTTACGTGGCTGTTATTGGCACTGGTAACTGGACGCTCACTCTGCATGACAGCATTAATAACAACCTGGCGACGGTCACTATCCCCAATGCGAACATGGTTGTTGGCTGGAATGAATTTGTATTCGGGAAACAGATACGGGCTTACGTTAACGCAGCTAATACTGGTATTGCTCCGGTCTACCACTTCCACCTTACTTCAAGCGTAGCCAGCGACACAGCGCAGGCCCAAACGTATGCTACGGGCGACCTGTCAGGCGTTGACTTCCTTCTATTTGCCTACCGCTTGGTTCAGACGAATAACGGCTGGCATCCGACATCCTACTTTACTGGAACCGGACAGCCGCTTCTCTGTATTGGGAACGGTGAATACTTAAGTGCATACAACTTCGGTAATGATGCAAAGCCAAATAATAATATGTGGCAGCGGCATGTCCTGAGTTTCAAGCCGGGCTACGAAGTATGTGGCCTTAGTGTGAACAACCAGTACCTTGTTATTGCTTGTGAGCGACGGTCGGCTGATGCTACCCGCAATGCCCAGGACGGCTGCCTTTACTTCTGGGACGGCAGCACCAACAACCCAGCCTTCTTCATTGATCTGCCGATGGGTTCACCATACGGCCTGTATTCAATGAATAATATTACTTACTTCGCCTGCGCCGGTAGCCTCTACGCTTGGAGTGGTGGGCAGACTGTTCTTAAGGTGCGTCGCTTAGGGTACCAGAATACAGACTACATGGACGCGGTTGACCAGACGCGCGTCAACCCAAACAGCTTCACTAGCCGTTACAACATTATGATGATGGGCTATCCGAGCTTCACAACAGACCCGAACCTGAACTACGGAATCTGGTCGTGGGGAGCCGTGGAACTCAGTTATCCAAACAGTTATGGGTATAGCTACAGTCAGAGCCCAGGGATTCTTAACTACACAAGTAGTAATAACCTGAACATAGGATGTGTTCAGAACTTTGTGGATAGTATGTACTCAAGCTGGCAATACACCGATGGGAACGCTATTACGCACTACGGCCTGGATGTCATAGACAACTTCAGTGACCCGGCCCCGTTTGCTAGCTACACTTCCCTGATCTTTGACGGCGGCGTTGTTTACAAGGAAAAGATGGCTGTTCGTTACAAGATATTCTGTGAGGCACTACCAAGCGGTTGGACGCTGACGCCTACTTGGAGCATTGACAGAGGAGCTGTTCAGGAAGGAGCCAGCGTTGGAGCAGGCGCTACTGAGGTGTTCGTTGAATGGAACAACAGCCGGTTCCATGAACTCCAATGGGGATTCACCCTTACGAATGACGGGACAGCGACCGCTCCGGCTGTGATATTAGGAGTCTGTCCTGAGGTGGACCCCTTATCTGATGAAGTGGATTTGTTACCACAGGAGGTATAAATGTTCGACAATGTAGATAGTTCTAATATTCAGACCGAGACTCAGAACGCTCCTAACCTTGGGTTCACGACAAGCTCAGTACTTGGATTCGTAGGCTTTACGATCACCGCTCCGCAGGCCAAAGGAACGAAAGTGCAGCCAGGCTTTCCCCAGATACCATATGTGGGGGAGGCGGATGCGTTCTTCTTTGCAGCTATGAGTAATCCACAGAGCGCTCCGTATACAGCCTTAAGTGGTACGAATACAGGGCAAGCGGTGACTGCTGGTCAGATTACGCAGATAGACCAGAATGGAACGTCACGAGTCCAGACTGGCTACCAGGGGTCACTAGCGTAATGGGACCAAATAACTCAACCGGGTTCTTCGGCACTAAAGTGAGTCAACCGGGTATTAACGTGGGTCAGGCTAACGCTAACCAGCTGCTCTTTACGAACGACTACGACACTGAGACGTTCTATGACAAGTCAGGAAATGCTCGGGTTATCTTGGGCAAGCTCCCTGATTCCAGCTATGGGATGTGGGTGAGTGCACCTGGGGTTAATGCGGCTTCAGTTAATCCAAACGTACCGGGTCAGCTCGTGTTCAACTCCAACAACGATATCTTCAAGATTCTCTTGAGCGGCTCAGGAAGCGTGACTGTTGGAACTACAGAGTTCCAGACCTACACCACAACCATTGCCCACAATCTCGGCTATACACCTATCGTGATGGGATTCGTATCTGCTCAGGTGACTCTAAGCGGGCCAGTCGGACAAGTCCAGTGCCCGTATTGGTTCGTTGAAGAGTACGTTCCAGGAGGCGGAGGACCGGACGGAAGGTTCGATATGGTAGTGAATACTTACGTCAATGCCGACAACACGAACATATATCTCAACGCTCTTGCCGGAGCGGTCGACTTCTATACGCAGTACCAGGTGACATACAATTTCAAATACTACGTTTTGCAGGAAACAGCTTAAAGTTGGGCGTGCTACAATAAGGGTATTAAGCCCTCAGAGCTACCTCTGGGGGATTTTTTATTGGAGAAATAATGCAACCCGTAACTACTCAAACAGACGCAGGTGCCAACCAACTATCCAGCCAGGCGTATCAGCAAGGCCAAGCCCTTCAAAACCAGTACAACGCTCAGGCTTCCCAGTACAGTGGCCAGTACAACAACGCGGTCAATCAGGCGAATAGTGCCTATGGCAATCTTTCTAATTTCAACTACGGACAGAACTACCTCTCCAACTTCGACCAGATGGGAGCGAAGTACGGATATAATCCAGCCACCACTCAAGCGGCTGCTACCGGCCTGACTTCAGCCGAGAACATAATGAACGCTTTGCCACAGGCAACGCAGCAGATGTCCAATTACTCAGGAGCGACGGCAGGCCAAGTGGCTCAGAACTATTCAAATATGGCCAGCAATATGTCTGGTGCCGTGACTAATGCCAATAATGCACTGACTAATCAGCTTGGGATGGCTAGCCAAATCCAAGGAGCCGCCCAGAATATGACCCAGGGCCAGAGCCAGCAGCTTCAGGCTGCCTACTCAACGGCTACGAGCCAAATGACAGCTGCCGGTCAAGTGATGACCCAAATTGAAAGTCTGCAAGCGAACCAAGGCAACCTAACTGCACAGCAGGTAGCAGCGTATCAGAACGCACACAGCCAATACGTTAGTGCCCAGGCCGCCGCTGAACAGGCCAGTGCTTCCATGATTAGTGCTCAGGCTCAGGCTTCTCAGACCAATCAGCAGGTCAGCCTTACTACCCAAGTCAATGACCTTCTGAACACCCTCTACAGTGGAAAAGGAACCGCCGCACAGAAAGCTGAAGCCCAAGCACTCCTTGATGAGATGACGAAGAGTAATGTCTCACTACCGGGGAATATTACGACTGTTAACCCTTCCTCTCCCAGCACTCCTTCCGGGCCACCCGCTACGCCATCAACCGCTCAAGCTATGTTCTCAAGTCCTACGAATCCTCCAGCGGCAAGTAACAGCATTGCCGGTCTCTTTGGTAACCTTAATCCTAACGCCTTCGCTGGGGTAGGAGCGGCTTACTAATGCCTGGCATACTTCAAGATATTGGTAAAGCACTCCCGACCATTGGAGCTATCGGCCTGCCTGTCGCTGCTGACGTTCTTTCTGGGGGGCTGGCTCTTCCAGCCGACGCTGCACTTTCCGCTGCTGGTGGCGCTCTCGGTAAAGCCGGTGAAAACCTAACTCAAGGCAAAAGTGCAATTCAGGCCAACGATATTACTGCTGGCGCTGAAGCTGGCGGTGGTGCGCTTCTTGGTGGTGCGGGCGGTGCAGTTCTTGGCAAGCTGGGAAGCACCCTCTCAAATCCTGCTTCAGACATGGCGGCCAGTTCTATGATGCGACAAGCAGGCGGAGCCCTTGACCGTAACGACGCGGGCTATCTCGTTAAAAACGGCATTTACAACTTCGATGAAGCTTCAAGCCTCGCGCCACAAATAACTGGCGGTACGGCAACCGAAGGGATGAACCCGATACTATCCAAAGCTGTTTCCGGTGCAGTCAAGAATGCAACGAATCCTGTTGACCTATCTGACGCCTTTACTAACTGGGAAGATTCTCTCATCGGTCACGAGGACGTGACTGACACCACCAAAAGCAACATTGCCAACACTATTTATAACGTAGCCAAGACTGCCGGGGGAAAGAACCTGGCTGACAATGGCACCATTCAGTTCGCCGCTGCCGACCCCATCCAGCCAGGCAACGCCTTCGCTGCCTCACAGAAACTCCGAAGCTTCGCTACTAAGGCAGGACAGAAACCTAGCGGGGCTGCTGCTAAAGACGTCTACAATAACCTCGCAAGGCAGATTGAAGATAAGTTATTCGCTCCTGACCCGGCTACAGGTGAGACTGCCATCCCTATTACTGACGAGGATAAGGCCAGTCTTAAAGAAGCGTTGAGCGGTATCGGTAAGTCCAACCCGAAGCTCTACGACACGCTCTCCCAACAGGTTGACAACGCACAGAGCTGGGCGGATATACGCAGCGCCCAGCAACCATTTGTCAAGGTAAACCAGGCGACTAAAGCAGCGCAGGCCACGGCAAACAAGACCCCAGGCCCATCGGTTATGGACACAGCAAGCACTAACCCTCTTCGTATGGCTGCCAATGCTCTCAAGGGAAGCAAGGGAGCGAACAGGGCCGAGACTAACGTTCTTGGTAGGTTGAGCAGTTTAATGGGAAACAAGAACGCTCCCCACGCTGCGGCACTGCTGGGAGGTATGGCTGGAGCAGGGCTCGCAACTACACCAAACTTTGTACAGGGGAATAATAATATGCAACCAACAGCAGCGATGGCTCCGGGCCAGGGACAACAAGACCCGTACCAAACTCAAATGAATCCTACTGGCCCGAGTCCAGTGGCTCTTCAAGGAGCAGCCGGGCTAATTGGTCTGCTAAATCCATATGCCGACTCACAGTCATCCGCAATGATTAACGCAGCTGTCCCCCAGTTACAAAGAGCACAGACAGCCGAAGCAGTACTTCAGGCTGTAGAACAAGCCTTCAACCAGGCCGGAGGCGGCCAGGGCCCAGTGGCCGGGCAACTAGCCCAGATTGGCGGTAACATTAGCGGTGGTGCGCCACTCGCATACCAACAGAGCACTCAGCAGCTTTCGCCACTACTCGCACAGCTTGGTATAAAGAATGAGCCTATGCCAAGTCTCGGTATGCAGCCAGGTGCCGCTCAGACTCAGTTCGGGAACATCCAGCAGCTTCTTAGTTCAGTACTCTAGTCTTTAGCAAGCAGGTAAAATCCACCGACAGCTAGCAGCCCAAGTACAGGGCTGACGAAGAACGCCCCGATAATCAGTGCGATAACGATTAACCAGAACATCTTATCTCCTTACCGTTACGATCTGGAGCACTGGCTCCTGATGGAAACTGACATATAAGGCGACCCATTCGGCTATTGCCACAACAGCGCCTAGTTTAACTGACCACTTTAGTAAAAACATGGCTAGTCTATTGCCTCATGGATTCGAGATTTGACCATCCGCATATTATCGAAGTATCGGCGCGGGTTCACGGTGAGTGTATCGGACCAATAATCTTCAATAGCTTTTTGGAGTTCTCTGGAATCTTTGAAAGTAAAATAGACTGATCTTCCATCGAGATTCTGCCCATTTATGGTAAATCCGGCCGTAACAAGAGCGACTACAAGTCCGAAGTCCTTAATCTGTTGCTCTGCTTGAGCAGGGCCATCCTTTATATGCATATCATAATCCTTTCCGGTTAATATACATACAATATACCACCAACTTCCATTATTGTCAACTGCTGTTAGCTTAGGTCACTAACCCCTGCAAAATACAAGTGGTAGATTTTTGGCGAGATTTTTCCCACCAGTCCATCCTTGTGGAATAGAAAAAGCCCACCGCTAACGTGAGTTAAACAGCAGGCAATTTCTTTTAGACTTTGAGATCGTGTATTCTAAGTAGCTACAGAGATATATTATCGTACTCAATAAAGAGATAGTCCCTGCTCTCCTGTTCATAGGGGACTATCTTGTACTCGACAAGTGTATGGTTCTCCTTAAACGCGGTCAAATAGAGGGCGAGGTCCCCTAGAGATAACGGACCCACACTTTTGAATGATGTCACCTTATTGTTCCTTCTTAGGCACTACCGATACTGTCCCAGCTTCAAGATCAGCACTGAACTCGTAGTTCTCTGAGTCCTGGATAGCAAGATAGTCAAAGCCTAGTGAGCTTAGGTAGAGTTGAATGGCTGCCTGGTAGGCATTGTAAGATTCGTTCCTGTGCATAACCAACGCCTTCAGAAAGTTATTCTGGAACGGCGTAAGCTCAATAACCTTATCTGCCTTCTTAAGCTTTGCTTTCTTTAAATCACCCAATGTAATCGTTCCCTGCCTTTCTTATTTGTTCTGGTGTAAACTGTTCAGCTGCTTCAGTAGGGTAGGCTCGCACCCACTCACCACTAATCTTCCCATGTTGATAGCGCTGAAGAATGTCCTTCCGATGGGCGTTACGCTGGTCGGTATGGCTCCATGACTTGAACCCAGGGCTACTCTTAGCGGCCTCTGGCTTCGCATCCTTAATAAAGACTCCGTTCTTAATAACGCTCATCTGTGCGTTGCCCTCTCAATAATATTACCCACGTTCTCATTGCTGCCACTGATTGTGTTCTCACGCTGGTTCTTTTCAAATTCAAGCTGCTCAGGAGTCTTAGGAGTCACAATATTGCTTCTCTTGCTAGGCTCCTTTTTAGGGCTAGCATACGAACCAAGAGTCACACCCACCTTCGGCTCCGGTTCTTTCTTGACAGTTAGCTTGTAGTAGAGAATCTGAATCTCCCGAGTATGCCACCCGAGAGCAAAGCTAATCAGGCAGAGGACTAAGAATATAGCAGTGTCTATCATGACTCGCCGTACTTCCGGATGTAGTTTTCCATTTGCTTGTCCAGCGTTTCCATGACCGACTCGATGACCGGATTAAGCTTCTTAGCGAGTTTGTCTGCCTCTTCTTCACCCATAAGCTCCCTCGTGTACCACATGATCTGTAGGAACTGGACAACCATGTTCAGGCTCAGGGTGGCACTCATACTGGCATTAGCGACTTCTAATTCTTGATCTGGTGTCATAGTACCCCCTTTAGGTATTCTACCGGATTGTCAGCGACCACGAGGCTCTGAAGATGGTTCTGCCAACACGGGTTCCCGAAGGGGATAGGTCTTTTGCAAGACTCGCATGTAACCTTTGCGGGCTCGTCATAGTCAGAAAACTTGTGGTTGTTAATATGGTCAGGCCAGACGCTCTTACAGAACTCCTTGTTGAACAGCAGCTCGCTTATGTTGGCGTTTCTCTTCTTCATGCCGTCAATGACCGCTTCAGCCTCCATCCCGATAGTGACGGCGCTGTTAGCGAATCTTGTGTACTCATTCCAACCATTCTTCACAGCCAGACGGATAGCCTCCATAACGATCTTGTCGTTTGGGGAGTAGACAACGGGCATCGGATTGTAGGGAACGTTAGCATTGTAACGGGGCGCTGCCTCCAGCCCGGTATCTATTGGATTTGGGATTTGTAGACTGCCAGGATTGGCAATGACTGCCTCTAGCTCCTGCGGTGAGACGGTCACAGGGTCAGCAGGATTGCCAGCACCTTTAGGGATAATGGATGTCTTCCAATCTACATGAGCTGCTGGGCTACGGGTGTTATCCATTACGGTTGCTCTACTATCTGCAAGAAGTCGTTGTCCTCACCCCTAGTGCAGATGAACAGGACATTGGTGACTGGTCCAGTATAGATATTCTCAACATCATACATAGTCAGTCCCGATTTATCTAAGTTTATGAAGATCAGGTAAAACTTACTGGGGTCTAGTTCTACCAAGTCGGCTTTTAATGTCTCTAGTTCTCTAGTCAACCTTGCTCTCCCTATCTACGAATACCGTTCCAGCACTAGTGGTAATCAGGCTGGCAGCAATGCTACTTGCGTTACGCACAATCTCAGTAACCACCAGTGTCGGGTCAAGAACTCCGGCAGTGACTAGGTTCACGGGAGCCTTACCAACACGCTTCAGGTCGTAGCCAAACCAGTCCTTGGCATCTTCTACGGTCATAAGGATTCGCTCAGGGTTCTCACCGGCGTTCTCAGCTAGCAGCTTAATAAGGTTTTGGTAAGCGCTATTAAATTGTCCGGCTTTGACTCGGGCCAGCGTTACACCGCCCCCTGGCACTACGCCATCTTTGAAGGCTGCCCGGATAGCGCATACAGCGTCATCAATCCGAAGCTTCAGCTCCTCGCGTTCCATCTCTGTCGGGGCTCCGACGTGGATAATAGCGAGCTTTCCGTTAAGCCGTGAGATTCGGTCCCGAATAATATCTATGTCAATCGCGCTGGTGCTGGCTTTGAGCTGTTCCTTCAGTTCTTTAACCCGCTCTGCTACGACTGTCTTGGAACCATCAGCCCCAATGATCTTCGTTGAGCGTTCGTCAATAACAACCTTCTTGGCAAACCCAAGCAGAGAGGTGTTGAAATCCTCACCATTGGCACCAGGCGTATATACATCAGCGTCCGTTAGCAGCGCTAGGTCATCCATGAAGATGGTACGCATACCTTCGTAAGCTGGAACGTCTACAGGGGTGACACAAATGCTTCCAGCCATCCAGTTAGCGGCCAGTACTTCCAAGACTTCGGGGCTGACTTCACCGACAAGCACGAGTTCACGGATTCCCTCTTTAACAAGTGTCTGCAATATCGGGCCAATATCCGCCTTGGTCTGAAGCCGCTTCTCACTGACCAAGATAGGGACGTTGCCTTCATGGTAGCTCTTAAGACTTGAGGGTTGGTTGGTGAGGCCAACAGCGGTGAAGCCCTTGTTAAAGTAGAAGCCATCCACGGTTTCGGAGTAGACCTCAGAGCCGCCATAGCTTTCAACAAGCACTCCGGCATCTTCGCCAAGATCGGTAAACGCCTCTTCTAACATCTGGGCAATAGCCTTGTCTCCGGTAGAGGTTTCAGCCACCTTAAGTAACATAGTCTTCGTGAATGGGATAGAGAGCCGCTCAACCTGGGAGATAACATCGTAACCAGTCTGCTTGAGCATCTTGGCTACTTCCATGCGCTTGTAGCCAGCGGCGACGAGTTTCCGTCCCTCTAAGTAGAGATTGCGGGTCAGCAGAGCCACGGCAGTTGTTCCGTCTCCAACGTTTCGGTTGTTCATAGAGCTGGTCTGGATAACAGCACGAGCTGCCATATTCTGGATTGGTTGCTCTAAATACAGTCTGCGTATATTGGTTACGCCATCCTTCGAGAGAAGTGGGTCTCCGTACTTCTGCTCGATCATAACGTTACCAGCTCCTGGTCCGTATCCGGCTGCGGCTAGTTCGTAGACCTTCTCAACTCCGGCTGCTATGCCTTGATGTAGTTCTTGTTCAGTAACTACTGAACGGCTTTCCTTGCTGATGATTCACCTCCGTTAGTTTCTCCCACCCTTGCAAATCGGCAATCCGAATAAAGCATTGCTGCTTACCTTCGAAGTTGACACGCTTTCCCTCGACAAACTCAGGCCAGAACGCCTTATATCCGACTAGTGTTCTCGCCCAAGGCTGATCTTTCCCTGGATTGATCTTAAGAATAACGCCTTCCGTTTTTGTATCGTACTTCGCTTCTGGAAGCTTCACCCCCGTGTAGTAGTCGCCTAGCTGTACCAGAGCGTACCCTGGGGCTGGGAATATTTCATTCATGTAAGTATAATTCTAACATACGCCCTCAGAGCTAATAGCTGGGGGTTATTTTTATATGGCAACCAAAGTCAACGAACTAGTCAGTACTACCCCTTACTCGAAACAGCTCATAAAGTTTATGAAGACTCGCTCGGATGGCAGGCTTCCAGATAAGACAAAGCCAACGACACCGACGGATGAGAAGATTCACATCGGGCATATCATAGGGTCAAGTTGGTATAACCTCCAGCATCTACACGACCATGCTGAAGAGGTAGCTTTCGACTATGGCCGACTTCATAAGGAAGACCCGAAGTACGGAGCGAAGCTGACCAGTCAGACGAAAGCGGTCATTAATCCAATTTTACGGAAGATGAATTTAAGAATAGAGGAGAGATAAGATGTCAGGAAGTTCAGGAGGCATGGGCGGTAACGGTACGGCAATCAGTGGCGCAGCCCTTAAACACAAGAATTACAAACCGGACAAAGCTGGCAAGAAGAAGCTCGGTCAAGCAGTCCGAGGTTGGATATCTAAGAATAAGAAGTAATGACAGCCAAACTCGAAGCACCACCAATGATCTCAGTGCCGAGCGCCGACCTCATCAACTACCGCTTCGATATAACCGAAAAGCGGTTTGATGAAATGACAAGGAAGCTAGACGCAATATTTGCCCAGAACGCTCACTTTGTAGATGAGAGCAGAGTTCGTGAGATTGTGAAAGAAGTGATAAAGCCTACTGAGGACACCCTGGGTGGCTATCGTTGGTACTGGAGAACACTGGTAGCAGCAGTCATCTTGGCCATAGCTACTGCCGTCGGGGGTATACTAATAAAGAAATGAAGCAGTTCAATGACCGTCTCGCCAACTTCCTTGGGGACGCCCTGTCCCACATGAACTTCTTTTACTTTTGTTTAGCGCTTGACCTTTTAGAACTTCATCCAGTTATCCAGGCCCACTCGACCATTACTTGGGTCACGTACCTATCCCAAAGCGTTATCCAACTTATTGCTCTTCCGATCTTGGGAGCACAGAATAAGTTACAGCAGAGCAACCACGAAGAGACTATGAAACACGTTAAGAGTCTCCACGACAAAGTTGACGCAGTACACAAGCACTTAAAAGGAGGTGAATGATGGCGGACTATCTACCGTTCCACGATATAAGTTACGCTCAGGGCGTATATGACATGACTGCGGACCCGAATCCCATTGTCATGATTAAGATGTCTGGTGGAGATGGACCAATTGGCAGTGAACTCTATTTTGACTCCCAGGCATACAACAATTACACCAACGCGGTTAAGACTGGGAAGGCTCCTGCTGGCTACCACTTCGCTGGTGCTGGCGACCCGGTTGCTGAAGCTGACTATTTCTACCGGGCAATGTCACCGCTCGCTGAGAACGACGTTATGGCTCTTGATTGGGAGATTGAAGGCTATACAGGCGACCCGGTAGCATGGTGCCTCAGTTTCGTTACCGAAATACACAATAAGTGTGGTGTCTGGCCACTCATCTACCTCAATATATCAACACTTAACGGCCATGACTGGTCGCCGGTGCTTGCAAACTGTGGCCTGTGGCTGGCAGCTCCAAGCTATGGGTTTGACGAGACCATACCAGAGGTCAAAGTTACCTATGTTGCCCAGCAAGGCCCAATTGTTAACGGCGTAGACACTGACGCTTTCTTCGGAACCTTGGATGAGTTTAAGAAGTATGGCTACCATGCACCAGCTCCGGTGGTAGCTCCTGCTGTCCCTTTAAGTTCTACGACGGCCCCTTCACCTCCATCTCCAGTTACGGAACCCGTATCTACTACCCCGACGTCCCCATCACCTACTCCGGTAACCATACCTACCGTTACTCCGACTCCTTCTGTGGGTACGGCGATAGATATAGTAAAACCGACAGTCAAGAAGCCCGCTCCCTCTCTGAGTAACCAAGTGACGGTCGTGGAGAATTACGTTAAAGAAGACGAGGATGCAGCCGTGAGACTAATCAATGCACTCAAGGGAAAGAAAACGTACACTGCGAGTACGCTCATGCTACTCACCAGTGTTGAGAAATACCTGACTGGTAGTCATGACCTGAGTTCATACTTAACCACTGTGCAGGGCCTTTTTGGAGCTGTTGGTGTGCTCGGAATCACAACGAGAGCGGCCTTGGCCAAGATCGAAAACAGGCTATAATAATTCTTGAACGGCCTAGCGTTAGTACCTCTTATCCACAGAACGAAGTTTTCTTGTTCATAAGCTTTCACTATCGTCTCATACGTTTTAACTGACGAACGGCATATTAAAAGAGCGGCACTAGGAGCCGCTCTTTACTTTTTACCCCAGAATCTACGCCGATCTGTGGCTTTTTCGAAGGTGTACTTCTGGAGAATACGTTCCTCGTACCTTTTGGATGTCTTCTCTAACTGTTTTAATAGTTCGTCTGACAAGTACCTTCCCATACACCTCCAGTCGGTTACTGTTAACAAGCAGTATAGCAAGAACGAGCAGCCACCACATGCTCTGGAACAGAATCCAGGCAAATTGAACAGTCGTTAATGTTGTCACCTCCCCCACGAATACCATGAACCTATCCCCCTCTATTTATGTTTACGCCTCATGTTCTTTACCATCTATTATAGAGGTAAATACCTTCGGTTGCTTAGGTATTTTTTCTTTTATTGGGTGGATTCGAGGACGACCCATAGCGATACCTTTTCGTATCTGACTATGGCGTCCATTTTCCTTACTGCTCCACTTATAACTATACCCCTTATCTAGTCGTAGGTAGTCACAGATAAGCTTTTTCATACGCCACGTGGTTACATATGAGCCCCCATATCTTCGTTGTAGCTCGTGAGCTGGCACTTTACCGTCAGATTTGTATATATCCTCAATGGCTCCGTACCAGCTCACCAGAGGAATATGAGAGTTTTCAAATATTGTTCCAGCCAGAGGGGATACATGGCCTCCCCTGGAGCAGCCGTGGGCGTAGCTCTTCCGATCTGCCAGCCTGTACCACTTGCCCTCATTGCCACAGTTCAAACATTCAGGGTCTTTATCTCCCCACCTATTCTTAAACAAGAACTCCAAAGCTATATCTTCACTCGGGTTGCGCCGGATGAAGATAAGCTGGGAGAGAGTGGGGAAATAATCCCGTTCCATTAGAACAGTCTAACGCGAGTCTCTTCGGTCTGGTTGTAGTTGTAGATATCTTCAAAGTTGCGCATGTAGTCTGAGATATTCGCCCAGCCCTTGAGCTGGTTGTGGTACTTCTCAATCTTACCGATCATGCGCTTGTGGTCGTAGTTCGGAGAGTTGAATATAGTGTATAGGCTCTGCATCATAATGCCCGTACAGCGGTGCTCGTCCCGAAGCATATCCAAGACATCGTTAAGCTGGTTGAGCATGTGGAACGTTCTGGCCTTGTCCTTTAGCTCGTATTTTCCAGCTCGGAAGTCGGCCCCTTTACCTGGGAAGGCGCTGAATACCATAAGGGTACGGAATGGCAGATTGTACTGGTCGGCAAGACCCATGAACTGCTTGTAGTGCTCGACTCCAAGCTTGGCATAGCTATCGCCATAATCCCGCCATCCCCAGTTGCGGCGGCCACGGTTAAGCGCCTGAATTACCTCGATACTAATATTCGGCGTAATGCGGTAGTGGACTGGCCATCCAAGCCGCTTACAAACCTCCAAACGGTGCTGCCCATCCTGGACGCCATTCTCGTCGTTAATGTCGATGGGATAGTCTGGCGTTAGGTTCCCGAACTCCGTGAAGCTTTTAATAAGCTCCTTGACGTGCATCTCGTTAATTGGGCGGTTTCCCTTAATGCTATGGAACCTACCGTAGTCTGTTGTGTTTAATACCGCACCCTTTATCTGGTTTTCTTCAAATTTCATAGTTCACCTCCTTAAGCGTCAATAAGCGCTTGCTTTCCTTCTTCCTTATATTTAAACGTTACGCTTTTATCTGTGTGGGACTCGTACTCATATGTACCGTAGGGGAATCCTTCCACCTTTCGGCAGAAGTTACCGCCTGTCATATGTTTGGGGTTTATCTTCCAGTTGATTATCTGTCTGAGACCCCCCGTTGTTCCTTTAGCGATTGTTACCCTGGACCTTTCCTTGTTGAATCGAATCTCAACGTCCGCGCGGCCAACGTCCTTCCCTTCTACAAAGAACATCAGGAGATAGCGGGGCATGTACCACCGCTCAAGATATTCAGTATGTACAAGCCGCGAGTGCTCGAAGTTGTAGGTCCTCTTCTCTTCAAAGAAGGGATGCGTCATTTCTTCGACTAGGCCACCCACTTCTACCGCTGGCGGTGGCAATGCCTGCACCTGGATTGCATGGCTAGCCAAGTCCTCCAAGAACAGCTGGTATGCCTTGCTTGGCAGCCCATCTGGGTTGAAGTACTGCCTCACCAGCTCATCTAATTTATTCACCTCCATTAGTTCGTATCTATCCTTTCTTTAATTACGTTTCTTTGATGCTTCCAAAAGCTTGGTGCCTTCGTAAAAGCTATCTAATGATTTCCAAAACTGGATAACCATTATCTGGTAATCTATTGCGTCGTACTCGGCTCTCATGTTTTCCCAGTCGTTGTCGTAGGCTACCTGCAAGAGATGCCTACGGTAGGCGGCAACCTTGTCATTACGGATGAACTCTATGCAACACCAGACCATACCAAGCGTTGGAAAGATTAACATGAACACGAGAAGGTAGATCAAAAGTCTAGTTCTCCTCTCTCCACCTTGGCTATATCTTCATCGGTAATGCCTCCTGGGGGAGCCTTCGGGTCAGTCGTTGGCACTGGCTTCTTCTGCTCGAGAAGCTTGTCTACAGCGTCCTTTGCTTTAGCAATCGGGACACGATGCGGGGGAATGGTTAAGATTTCCTCAATCCACTCGTCAAGGTCTCCAGCCTCTTCAAGACCAGTTACTTGCTGGGCTACCTTACGCATCCAGTCAATCTGCTTGACAGTAGCTCCCTTAGTAGCCGGTCCACGGTCGCTGTACTGCTTTGGAGAGCTGGCTACGTTCCCGTCATCGTCCTCATCAGCCACCATGCCAATCATAGACATAAGGGCATAGCGGCGTGCGTAGGTAATGGCTGAGCCTTGGCCTTGCGGGTTATCCTTATCTAGTACAAGTGGCTGAGTCGAGCTAATCCATTCACCAGAAGTATGTAGTAGCGTTGTCGTGAGGGCGCTGTTTCCGCCTGTCTCTGAATAGGTCACAATATTATCTGTTGGCTGTAATACCGCGATGCCTTGCTCATTCAGGAGCTTCAGGGCAGACGGCATTACCTTATCCAGTGGTGCATACTTGGACTTGAAGAACGGATTGTCTGCCGACTTCTTAACCGGCACCATCTTCTTCTGTACGGCTACAAGTGCCTTGGTAATCTCCACTATTGAATCAGAGTGTGTCATTGCTTCTCAATCTCCTTCTTCCACTTCTTAATAGCGTCTCGGAACGTCTTAATGTCCAGCTGCAAATCTTTCAGGTCTTCACTCATATTGGACATGGAGTCATCCAAGTCTTCGAGGCTCCGGAGCACTAACTCTTTAACTACTTGTTCCTTGCCCATTACAAAATATCCGTTGCGTCTTGCTCTGTAAGGTCAGCTTCCATCTTCTTCAGCTCTCCTTTAATCCACTGGGCGTGGGCAAGAAGCAGGTCTTGGATATCCGAAAGCGTATCGAACATACTGGTCAGGCCATCGTTCAGGTCTTTTAGGAATTGCTGTTCTTTTTCAATCATTCAACGTGTCCTCCAGATTCCCACCTCAGTCGGGGATATTCTTACTTGTTTAAATTTCCAGTCCAGCTCCCGGCTATTCACGAAATTATGGATGCAGGAATAGATATAGTGAGGAGCCACGAAGCTGTCCCCTATCTTCATCTCTTCAAGAGGATACTTCATTCTCCGTCCGCTTCCTCTGTGACTCTTGGGAACCGGGACATCCTTCTGAATAACAATATGGTCCATTAGTCCTCCACGTTGTTCTCGGGATGGGTGCGGCGTATCCACTCGTCCATATCCACCTTAGGCATTGCAATAAATTCACGCATAGAGCGGTTCCTCCGTATTAATTTCACTGACCCGTTCCTGCCAATCAAAAAAGAATGGGTCGCTCTTAGATTTGTTTCGTTTGTGCATAGTAACTCCTTTCCAATTAGTTATACAAATATACTAACAAAACTAACAAAACATGTCAACAGAAAAGGCGGCTCCTTGAGAAACCGCCTGGACTGTGTTAGAATATGCGTACAAGGCCCCCTGATTAATTCCTTTCCAGTTATTTCTCTTGGGGGTCTTTTTTTAGTTCTTGCTCAAATACTCGTCAACCTTACGCCTGAACCATTCAGCTACCGTAATGCCTTCTAATGCCACCTTACTCTTTAGCAGGCGGTGCTGTTGCTCGCTTATGTAAAGCCTAATCGGTGAGTACTTCCCCGTCATTGAGTCCCCTTTTCACGCACGTCTCTTTCCATTCGGAGATTGTTTGGTGCCCTTTTAACTTGTTGCATTTCCGGCAAGAGGTACGGCCATTCTCCATAGTAGTCTGGCCACCGAACTTCTGGGCCAGATAATGGTCATATGTGAAAGGGCCGTCCTTCGTACCACAGTATACACAAGTGTAATTATCCCGTTTGTAACAGCGCCAGACAATCCCCTGGTCAAGCTGGCGTGAGGCCTTCCTTAGAAACGCTTTGCCAACCGGCGTTACCGGGTCGTCAGTCTGCCTTAAGAACTCCTCCCACTGTTCTTCAGTAGGCCGGGTAAGAGTTGGTGGATACAGGCCAGAAGAGTAGTCGGCAGCGAACGGCAACAGCAGCGCTATGGACTGCCAACCGTCAGAGTAGAAAACGCCGTCTAGGGTCCAAGTGTCTCCTAGCTCCGTGGTTGGTACTTGAAGCTTACCTAATTTCATTGTAGCCACCCCCAACTTCTGCCTTGGCGAATCATCTTAATGGCATTTGCAGAAACACCGTAGACTTTAGCGATCTTCCGTTTGCTTAATTCGCTTCTGCGTATCTCTCTAACCTGGTCTTCGTCAAGCTTGGAATGGCTAGACCTGGACCCTCTTGCCTGGCGGTTGCGTTCGACCATATCTCTCACATTATCCAAGTTAGTTCCTGGAACCAGATGATCGAGATTGACGCAATAGCGATTATCGCAGGTATGTCTTACTACAATGTTCTGGGGCAGTCTTCCGTTCTCTACTTCATATAAGTAGCGAGCCATTGGTAGTGTGACCATTGGCCGTTTCTTTAAAGAATGATCTGTGGGGATTTCACATCCATTTTCAGTGGTTCTGGTCTTGACTATCACAATTCAATTTTCCTAATTTCGTTGACCATTGCCTGTTTGTCTCGTTCTACCAACCCCATGATTGTAAACACTCGGTCGCTCCATCCAGCAAGCGTGGCTACATTTCTTTCGGGGAAATTTAAACTTCCCAAGCCCCTCATGTCCCAGTTAAAGAGGAACGCATCCGACTTGGTGCGGGTCTTGTACTTCTGGAACTCGGCAGGGGCGCTAGTAGCCTGGTAGCCCCATCCGTAGCTGACACTGTGTCCCCAGCTCTGCTGGTCGGTCAGGATTAAGATACGGCTGTAGGCTCTAGTTGCTTCCTGGAACGGTACGGCAATGTTCGTGCCGCCCATGTACCGGCAATGGGCTAGGATTTGCTGTGCAAGCGTTGGGATAGAGTCAGCCGGGTTGAGATTAAGTGTCTCGGCCTTGTCATCCCACAGGATTACGTCGGCGTTGTTACTCTTTACCAGCATGGCTCCGAACAGGGCGCTCTTCTGGATGGCGTCACCCTGCATCGAACCGGACTTGTCAATAAAGACAGCCGTCTCACCCTCAAACTTCGGGATGTTCTGAGCGGAGATATCCAGCGCCCGAGACAGGCCAGCCAGCACTTTCTTAGCTTCCGGTCCTGGAATCTTACCAATCTCGTCTCCAGCCGTCATGTAGCGGAATGGCAGCACCAGGGACTTTCGGATGGCCTTCTCATTAGTCAGCTGCTTAATTGCTTCGTCGGTGGCTTCAGGAGCCTCTTGGATAATGTTGCGAAGGTTCTTAAGAAGGGCCATGTAGCCGAGCTTACCGGAGCTAACAAGGTCAGCCCAAGCCTTAGCTTTGGCACCTTCCTCGTCGCTTTGACCTGCCTTAGAGATGTTACTTTCAAACGTTCCACTAGAGCGTAGAGTATCAGCGACGAGGGCAGCAATGGCTTCGGAGTTCTGCGGGTGCGTGAGGTTCACGGCATCCACCAGCTTGACGCCCTTGCCCGCGCCTCGGTACTTGGCCAGCTGGTAACTGTCGAAGCGCCCGAGAGCGGTGGCGAAACCCTTACGCATAGCATGGGTCTGGGTCTTGCCTGAGTGCTGCTTGTAGAGGGCTAGAATCTCGGTAATGTCGTCAGGACGGTAGACAACCTTATTGTAGAACCGGGAGGCCCACTGAAGACCACTGAGCCGGTCAGCAAGGTATGCAGCAGCCACGTGAGACGTAGAGCGCATACCGAACTCATTACGGGCATACAGAGCTGCCTGAGCCGCGAACTTCGGCTGGCAGGCAAGCAACTGCTTTTCAATAGAGACCTGGCGCTGTTTACCAGTCTCGTAATACGTGTCTTGCAGGAATGACGTGAGCAATGAGCTAACGAGTTCCAGCTCTGGTGTCATCTTGTAGGCAGTTCCACCCGCCTTATTGGTTACTGAATTTGTCACCGAAGCTTTTTGGTTGAATCTTCCAGCCATCGGGATACCTCCTATTTAATTAACTAACACATAGCCGGAAAAGAGCGTGTAGATAAAACGTTTTCACGTCCCCCCTATATGACGGGGGACGACTGATTCGAACAGTCTGTTTGGCCTTGGAGGGCTAAACTTTTACCGATGTAATCCACACAATGGTCACGGCTAATTGTTAAATAACTAGCGGGGACAGAGCAGCGGATTGAATAGAAACGCTGTAATATCCCCATAAATTGGGGCCAGGAGCGGGTTTGTACCGCTTCCAACAGGAGAAGAGACATAATCTTGGAGGATGAAGTCAGACTTCGTTCCTATGGTTTTGCCCGGCCATATGGTGGCCATACGAGGAGATTGAACCTCGTGCTTCCGTTCTGTACGGGTCGGGAAGCCTCTCCGGAGATAGCCATATATACGGGATAAGTCAGCCAGAGAGAAAGCTTTTGCTCTCCCCCCAGCTGCCCACTTATTACTTGGAAACGTGGTGGAACCACGGAAGCGAACAGGTGGAGGGGGAGAACTCTTTAACATAGAGTTGCGAAGTATCTCTGGCAATAGTCACCGTAATAAATAATTGTTAATCAACTACGTTGATCTAAAACGTAAATGGGGAAAAGGGTGTGAAAGGGACGGGCCGAAGCCCTGAAGCAAGTGTGGTTTTGACGCCACGACCTTATTGTCCTAAGCAATACGCTCTACACTGAGCTAATTTGTTTCGATGAACCTCTCACTATTGTCACCCATTAATGTTCTACTGTCCGCAACGACAATACTAGGCACAATATACCCATAGGGGGGGGCTGTCAATAATAAAAAAGCCTCCTAAGAGGCAGCCTGTTTCCGTAGCAGTCCTCCAGCTCGGCCAGGCCGGAATCCTATCGCTAACTCGGAATCCTAAATTCCGTGGGCTATTAACCCGATTTAAGTATAGCCCAGTCCCCGGTTCGTGGTAAACTTGAAGCACAATGAAGCAAATACACAATTGCAATACAGCTAGCTATGCTACAATGAACGTATTGCGGCTTTGCCACATTGTCTAAGAGGAGCGTCCTAGCGGCGCTTCTTTTAGTTGAGGAGGTGAATCAGATAAACAGGTGAAACTCTGGGTACTCGCCCAGATAAAAAAGAGAGGGTAGCGTGCAGCGTCAGGGCTGGTCCTCCTGCCTAAACGGTAATGGACCCGACTTACAGGCTGCACGACACTGGCACTAAAGACCTCATGGGGAACTAGAAACCAACTAGGTATCGGTCGAATAAGCCAGCTCACCTGTTTCATATACGCTAAACTTACTCACATAAAGTAGTAGGGAGGGCGGTTAGTGGCTGAGGTTAAAACCCACAAGATGCGGCTTAAATGTGTGCTCTGTAGTGCTCTCAGGGAACTCATCTACGAGGATGGTGAGAGCTTCGTGCAATCTGCACTGTGCAAGCCTTGCTGGGAGAAGACACACGCTCGTATTGACAAATAGGCCTTTAGGCATGTAGACTGAGCTGAACATTAACTGGATAGGCATAGGAGGTGACGTGAATAAAAAGAAAATAATACTGCTGTCATTGACACCGGTATACATAATCCTGTTCTTCATAGTGGTAAGCATGTTCCGAACAGTGGGCGTGGGCCAGGTTGGTATTGTTACTCGCTTTGGTAGAGTTGTTGGTGAAGACCAGTCAGGCTTCCACCTCATTGCTCCGTGGCCCTTTGAAGGCATGACAGGCATGAATGTGCAGATACAGAAGAGCCAGGTAACAGCCAGCGCCGCTACCTTAGACCTTCAGCAAGTAGACAGCACCATTGCTGTTAACTACAATTTGACCCCGACAACCGCAAACCAGGTATATCGGGAAGTTGGTCCGAATTACGTCAGCGCCATTGTTGACCCTATCGTGCAAGAGACCTTTAAGGCCGTAACCGCCCAATACAACGCCACTGACTTGGTGCAAGAGCGGGCCAAGGTGCAGGCCCAGAGTCTCACGGCTCTTACCGCAGCTTTCAATGCCAGAGGAATCACTGTAGATAACTTAAACATCGTTGACTTCCAGTTCAGCCAAGCGTACAGCGCAGCCATTGAGAATAAGCAGGTCGAGGCCCAGAATGTCCAGGCAGCCCAATACAAGCTACAGCAGGCCCAATTGAACGCCCAGGCGAACTCTGTCCAGGACTCTAGCCTAAGCCAACAGATTCTTGAACAACAGGCCATCTCCAAGTGGGACGGGAAGCTCCCCCAATATCTAGGCCAAGGAACCGTATTTAATATTCCGCTCAATTAATGAGACGATACAGGAACTTACTAGATGCGTTCTGGGCAAAGGTAGAATGGACTTTGGCCCTGCTTGCAGCCAAGGGCCTGCTCGTGTGGAGGACAAACTAATGGCATACTATTACATCCATACCCCTACCAAGGAACTATTTAACAAAGTACAAGAGGTAGCTTTCACTAAGGGCATGAAGTGGGGGCGCGGTCAAACTTCAGTTCAAGACTATTGGAGGGGAGAAAGACATTGCATAAATATAAACGATGGCACTCGCTTGACTCACGCTTCTTCTAGGTCTAGCTGGGACATTGAAGCCATAGACTGGATAGCCCAGGAGCAAACGTTCAACCCAGAGGTTCAGTTCAAGATAGGGGACTTCGTTGTTCTTGACGAGGACTACCGGGACTACAAGGCTGGTCTTGTGGGACATATTGGTGCCATAGACTGTATGGGTGACTGTGTAACCTTCCGTTATGGCTCTGGAGGCAGCTTTAACGTGTACCCGAAGCGTCTCCGTCCTTACACTGTTCAGGGAAAGCCTGATGAACAATTAACTAACAAGGAGGGTCACATGACTCGATTCTACAAACTATTAACAGACAAGCCTGAATATGTTGCAGGCGCAATCCTTCAGGGAACCCAGAGCGGTACCTACGCTGTTCTCTCACCGCTGCTCTTCGCTACTGAAGCGGAAGAGAAGGCTATTGAGCGTGGCGCTCCGTCGCACTTCCAGTTCGAGTTCGTGAAAGATTCAGCAGACTTTGAACAGGTCTACCAGATTCAGCACCGTGACGGCGTAAAGTACGGCACCAAGGCCCAAGCTCGGGCAGCTATGGAGGCTACTACCTCTGAGCCTAAGAAAAGCAAATAGTTCCAAAAGGGGAGTACCGTTCTGTGTGCTCCCCTCTCCATTGCCCACACAGATGACAACCCGCATACGAAGAAACAAGAGGTGAATATATATGTTCGGTAAAGACTACAAGGCCCAGGTGGAAGAGCTTGAAGACGAGGTAAGTTCCCTAAAGCGTGACCTTAAGAAGGCTGAAGATGAGATAACCTACCTTAATGGCCTTAAGTATAGCCACAAGGCTAACTTAGAGCGTGAGGATGAGCTTGACGAGCGTGAGCGTCAGTTGGAAAAGACTGAGAGTGAGATTGATCTCCAGATCAAGGCCAAGCAGGATGCCATTGACATCCAGAATAAGGCTCGTCAGGTACAGGTCGACGCTGCCCAGAACGCCCTGATTGATCGTGAAGCCCGCCTTATTGCGCGTGAGAAGCGTGTACAGGACCAGACTGAAACCGCAGTTAAGGCTGCCATGCACGAAGGCTACGCTTCGGGTCTTAAGGACGGCCTCAGTAAGCTTGGTGAGCTACGCTCTCTGGATGCCGCTAACGCCCAAGAGCTGCTTAAGCTCCACACGGTAGGCGCACACCTTCCTGCTACGGTTAAAGAAGACGAGGACAACCCTATGGCTACCGCGTATGCCGAACTTGGCACGAAGCTGGTGACAAAGCTCATGGATACGGATTCTAAGAAAGACAAATAAGCTAAAATGAGTGGGTGAATCCTGCTCAAATATTGGAACAGTTAGATGCCTCATGGTGGCAGCAGCAGCCGTCACTGTGGGGCACTACGTTCCTTTCAACCATCATTATTTTCAATACCAGCGCCCTTACCGGCTGTACGTACCTTAGTTCTGCTCCCGTTTCCATCCTGAACCCCCTCAGAGAGTCCCAGACAGCCCAGGAAGGCTCCTTGAGTACATTCACCAACCAGCTCATGCTAGAGGCGGCAAACCGCTTGTATGCCATGCACGCTACCGCCATTACCGGCCACCAGGCCCCGGCAAGCGTATTTAATGCTACGGACTGAATATGGAATCAATGCTTTATGATATGCGGAAATGTTACCGCAAGAGAAGTTATCCTAGCGAAAAAGCCGCTAGGAAAGCGGTCAAGGTCTCACTTCAGAGGTGGAAGACTCAAATGTATATATATGGCTGTAGTACCTGTGGACAATTCCATTTAACGAAGTCACCGAAAGAAGGGGTGCCGGTAATATAGCCTACTTCTTTCGTATTTTCTCTATGACGGCTCTGGCGCTTGCGTGTCCAGGGCCTTCTTCATATTCCTCCGGGGCTGGCGCATCTCTGAATGGGTCGAGGGAACTAAGAGGTTCTGCATCAGGCCACACTTCCTGTACTTGTCCCAAAGGCGTTGTAACTGGTGGTTTCTTGGCTTCTTTCTGTTTAAAGTAAGAGTCAAGCAGTTTATTAAATAAATCTGACTTATCCTTAACCTGCCGGAACCGTTCTTCGTTATGCTGACGTAAGTATAACGTTACTTGTGACATGTTATGTTACCTCGTGTTACTGGTATATTAACATAATATAACATGTGAGGTTATAACCCAACATGACACAACTTAACCCTACACAGATACTGGCCGCCTTAGACCCATCGTGGTGGATAGACAGCCAGCAGTTCCTTGCAGGCGCTATTTACCAGACCGCAACAGTCTATTGGAACGATCTTATCGGCAAGCCTCACGTCTGGACAAGCATGGGTCCGTGTACGGCCGAGCCCGATGGTAGTTTAGACCCAGATACCCGTACCAACTACATTAAAGACATCCTCATGGCTGAGACAGTACGGCAGATAGGGAATACGGGGTGTTCTGGGGGAATTACGAACATTGAGCCGAAAGGCTTTAAGAGTCAGAACCCTATCTATTTCAAGTGAGCCTGCTCTCCTTCCTAACCTCAGCAAAGATGGCTTTGACTTCGTTGAGTGCTTGATTATAGCCATAGCCAAAATATCGGTCTCTTTCAGGTTCATCTATTGTCTTACTGCCGTCTGTTCCTTCTGGCAACCGCCGCTCCAGGTCTTGGAGGACTAGAGTTATAATGTCTCCGGCTGTCTGAGCCACAAGTGAATCAGGATGTACATCTTTAACTCGTACTCCAAGCATCGGAGTCATTTCTTTAATTACCTGCTCGAGTAAGGTAGGGTTAGTCATGGATGGACTCCGTGGTTAGCCACTGAATAATATTACCAAGAGTTTGCATGTCTACACCTTGACCTTGTAATAACCTGGTCAATGAACTCTCGGACATCTTTAACTCTTTGGCAAGTTGCTTCTGCTCGATGTCAGCGGCGGCAATATAGATTTTAAGCATTTTTGATAGATGCGTCATCCTTCCTCCTTCCCAAGCTGCTGTTTCAGGGCGGTGATGCGGTCTTCGATTGATTGTGCAGTTCCATTGATGTAGGTAGTAGCTCCAAAACGTCCACCATACTCAAGTTGCACGCCACCTAGCTCGTTAATTCGTGCCTTACTAACCTCACGATCAACCAGGGCAAGTATTTTGCCTATATCTTCTGTCGATAGTATGTTGCCAGTTCTCTTACCTCGAACAGTCGAGCCAGTCAACTTTATGTTAGTCAGACAAAGCTCTAAACCGTTCTTTACCTCAATCTCTGCTACTGCTTGTTTGCTAGGGACATTGATGTCCTTCGCAGAAAATGTTTCGGGCAAATCCGTAACAGACTGGGATAAATCACATGCCTCATGACACTCAGTACAGCCGTAATAGTAGGTACTACCATCTCTGATACTCTCTTTCGGCACATCCCATGCAGCACCTTCGCAGAGAACGACCGGCGCGTTATGGCACTTGGATAACTCGGTAACTCGGTGGTTCATAATTTCTTCCATTCCTCATAAGTTAGTTTTCTCGATGTATGAAAATACTGCCGCGCGCAATGCACCCAACCAGTGGGTGTGAGTACACAGCCACAAGCGTAGTGGTTCATAGCTCCTCCGTATTCAACGACCCGCAAAAGTAGCAGTCGTTATTAGGTTTATCCACGCTCACGCGGCCACAGTCGGTGCAAACCAATTTACTCATGCCGTCCTTCCTCCTTAGTGGGTGGGGTAGCATCCTGTTTTAAGCAATCGCAACAGGTTATCTTCACTCGATCAGCCAAGAAGTCACCATCATTGGCGTCATATTCCATCTTCCCGATAACTTTCTTGCAGGTATCGCACTCTATATCGCCGGTCACGACCCGCCAGATACCCATTACTCTTCCCCTCCATCCCGCATTAGTATGTTTTGTAGCCTATTGATGCGGTCGGTTAGTTGTTGCCATACCTGGTCAGCCGTCTCAGCCTTCGTAGCCCACTTACGGGCCTCACTTAATGCCTCGACCTCCCGCCGCTGGCAATACGCTTGGATGGCTTGCTTAAACCTAATACGGTCAGCCTGTGTCATATGCTCAAACGTAGCTTTCCACTCTAGATTGAAAAGTATTGAATCCAGATCACTTGTAGTGTCTTTATTCACCATGGTTCAAACTCCCAAGTACCTCTATCTTTATTCATGATACTACCGCCTTGAAGTCAGGATGTTTGTTAGTCATATGCGCGGCTAATTGCTTAAAGGTTCGATGGCAACAAGGACATACACCGTTTGCTATACGGTTACGAGTTTTAGTAAGCTGGCCTTTGATAGCAGCCTTCTCTTTCTTGGCCTCAGACGCCTCTTTGAGTGCCCGTGCTTCAGACTGCTTGGCCCATGTCAAGCGGCTTTTTAAGTTCTGGTTCTCTTTCTTAATACGGTCATAGGCGCTGTCCTGGTATACATTCGCGTGGCCTAACGGACAGTAAAACGCCTTTCCGTCTTGCCTACGCGCCGCAATGATACTATCTACTACGCCAAAGATGTTATAGCACTCAGCACAAGTAATCGATTTAAGATCAAGTGTTGTTTGCATTATTTTTTCTCCTCTCTTATGTTAGATGGCTGGTGAGCAACTAGCCCATACTCGTTAAGTTTTATATCAAATACCAGGTTGGCAACTACATGGAATTGCCCTGTGCGTACTATGGCATACTCACGGTTGCGGTATTCTACAAGTACTAAAGCATCCGTAATCATATCGTCGGGTATTTCGTTCATAATCTCTTTGAGCCTACGGACTGTGAGCGGTTTATCTTGCTTGCTCACTTCTCTACCTCTTCTTTCGGCTTGGGGGAGGGGTTAGATCCTCGCAATATAAATGCCGTGATAGGTGACGGACTTTTCCAAGCCTCCCCACTATCTTTTTCGAGCCAACGTACACGCCCCAAGGATCTCAACTCTGCACCAGCTTCAATCAATAAATTAACGTAAGACTGAGTAGGGATTGTCAGGACCACTGTTTTACCTTTTTTATTTTCCTCGATAGCCTTACGGACAAATGCTGTTGGTCCTAAGCCATTAGGATTGTCGAAGCGTCTAAATGGTGGATTGCAGTGGTTTACAGCTCCCCAGTCCATGGTCAGCGCATCCCAGCCTTCAGGTAGCGGGTAAGGACATGGATCAAAGTCAAAGTGGAACTCGTCTTCGAGTTTTTTCATGAGATCCGGGGGAGTAATCCAATAGCCTAATTTATTTTGTGTCATCTTGTCCCTCCTTCATCTCAGACAGCGGCTTGGGTTTCATACCTGTATACCTTCTGGATACTTAGTAGTCAGAGGCCGATAGCCTACGCCTAACTCTTTTGAAGTTTTGCCACAACTTTTACATTTCATGTCAGGTATGACTGTTTGGTGAAAGTATTGGTCGTCGTAGCCGCTACCCTTTTCAGTTGTCTCGCAACCCTCGCAAATATAGACAGCTTGAAAGTCTTGACGATGCTGACTTAATATTTTCTGAATCTTCATTTCGTTTCCTCCTTTAGTTGTGACAGCTTTTGGCGCTGTTGGGCTTCCCACTCTTCAATCTTTACTGGTAGATCATGATACCAGTCACCAGTATCATAGTTATGATTATTTAACTTCCAGAGCTTATAAAGTAAATCCCTTACGGCTCCAGCCTCATAACTGTTCAAACAGATGTACTTGTTACCATATTGATCTTCGACTTCTATCGGTTCATACGCTGACACCATAGTTACCGACTTGGTTGCCACAAGCTTTTCAGGCTCGCTTAGCCCGTCTAGTCCGCTATCCCTCTCCACTCTATCCAGTAATGCAGCGGGGGCGTGGGTAGCGAGTAAATCACGCATACCTTGCTTAAGGGCGTCTGCCTTTTGGAAGTACATTTTAGGCATTAACCATTGCCCATCTGCCGCTTGATGACCGAAAGCTTTGTATGTCAGATCGTCAATTTGCTTCTCCAGCTCTTCCTGGTTAGGGGTCATAACACCACCCTGACAAGAATTAGTAGCACCCACAGTGGCGCATACTTCCAGTAACCAAGCTGTTCCAGATACGGTACATGGAATATATGCCCTATGCTGCCGCCAATAATCATGGCAATCCAGGTAGTAGCAAAGAAGGACAGGCCCACAATAAGTAAAATTGCCACTACCGGTACTATCCACAGTCCACCCCGCTTACTTCCCATTTTCTAGCTCCTCTTTAAAGAACGCCTTTAATATCCGGTCAAGTTCTTTGGTTATTGTCCGGTCACTGTTTCTTGCCCGTCGTGCCAAAACAGTGTGTACTCCTGGGTGGATTCGGATCATCTTCCATTCCTCCTTAACTTTGACTTTCATTGTTCCCCTCCTTCTTCGCATCAATTTCGTAATGTCCATCTACCTCTTTAAGCGGTGTCCCAAGGAATAAGTGGACTATTTTCTCGGGAGCTCCTTTGAGCCAGCAATAGCTATACATGCCGTCAATATGCCCGAAGACAACAATGCCTTCCTTATCTCCGTCCGGTTCCAGCCCCCATATCTCAAGGTCTTTATGTGCCGGTAATTCAAACAGCCTCATTATTTGCCCCTCCCTTTCAGGGCGTCCAGATTTACTGCCTGGTCTATGGCCCCCTTGGCTTTAATCATGTCCTCCATAAAACCTTGGTCTATAGTGTCGCTGTAAAGGTCAGCCAAGCGGCTCACCGTCAGCGCTACCGCTTTAGCCTGCTCTAGGGATATGTCTTTTTCAATTACTCCCACAGCAAGTGTTATCAGCATTGTTTCGTATGAATCAGGAGCACTCTTCCTCCCTAACATTATTTCAACCTCTTAGCTAATTTCTTGCCCCGAGTCCAGGCCGTGCCCTTAATATCTACCTCGGCATCGGCCAGCTTGTTGAGCTTCTTGGTATCGAGCACCTTGGTCAGGTACATATCGCTCACATCTTTGGTATATGTCCATATCCTCCGGTCATTCTCAAGCACAATAGCGCCCCGCTCCCCGGCTAAATCTATGCGCTCTATGTTCTCATCCAGCATGAAGGATTTAATAGCGCCCCAGGCCTCACTAGCGGCCTTGTATTGGGCTTCAAGTAGCTTGTACTGGTCAATGAAGGCCAGGAAGCCTGGCGTCTGTTTCAGGGCCAGCTCTGGCCTTCGTGTTATTAATTGCGTGTTATTCATTGTAGTTATCCTGTACCCACTCCATGAAGTTAGTTATTGTCGGTTCGTTAATATCATCTGCAAAGTGTTGGTTAGGCCGATACCAATAGTCAGTAAATTTGTCCCATATGCTGACTAGTTGGAGTGTGAATGTATTGAAGTCGCTCATTGTCATTGTCTCCTTACTTGCTGTTACTACTAGCCAGCCAACGCACCCCTAACACCGTTATTAACGATGGATTCAATAGCCCGGCTCACAAGAAGCACATACATCTTGAATACTTCATCGTCAGTGAACTCACGGCCTGAGTTGTTGTTTAAATGCAATGATTCGAGCCACTCGCGTTGGTCGTAATAGCTGATGAGGAAGTTGCCGCCTTCTACAAGCTTGCGTGCATCACGATCTACTGCATTGTAGTCAGCTATTAGATCTTGTGAGTTGTCGTAGTAGTCGCACACATGAAATGCACAGGCTATACGAACCTCTTTACTGTTTGACCGATAGGTCTTAGTGGTTGGTGTCATAGTAATCCTTTCCAGTTATTTGATGACTCTTACATAGTAGCATACATGTAACATAGTGTCAACACTTATTATGTATGTTATTCTTTAAGCATGGGCTTTTGTAACAAGCATGGCCATTATCTAACAGGGAGGTGCATATATTGTCAGCTAAGGGCAATACAGTCGTTAAGGTCAACGGGCGACCCACTAAATACAAGCCTGAGTACGATGCGTTATTAGTGGAGTTCTTTAATAGGCCAGCCACCCGACGTGAGATTGAGACATATACCACTAAGAACGGTACGACTATTGAAAAGCCATTTGATGCACCTGAGCAGCCACCATTCGTGGTTGATTTCTGTGATCTACTGAGTATTGATGTGAGTACGTTTTATTACTGGATTGACAAGCAGCCCTCATTTTCCAAGGCTTATGCACATGCGAAGATGTATTTAGAGCGTAATGTTGTGGCTAATGGCTTACTTAACAACTACAATGCAGGCTTTGCAAGTTTAGTAGCTAAGAACTGGCTTGGATGGACTGACAAGCAGGATGTCACCTCTGGTGGTGAGCGTATTGAACCGTTACAGATCTACTTACCCACTAAGTTGACAGAACGTCAATTGATTGATGGTGAGGTGATAGATCAACCTAAGCTTGACTCTGAGTCAAGTAGTAGCGTGTGAAGTCTTCCCTTAAACATAAGTGTAGCGGGTGTGCTGGCAAAGTGGATGCGTGAGCTTACGCTTACATGGAGTGGTGAATTTGGTGACGCTTAAGCTTTTTCCAATTCCGCTAGGTGCCATCAGGGACTTAGATGTTACTGACTAGCGCTACTGACACTCATAGCTTAGCTAAATTCCGCTACCATTTAAGTACCTAAGCGTTTCAAGGGGTACGGAGCTAAAATATATTTTCGACTGTTTACTGTGTTTATGTTAACCGCAGAATAGGAACTTGATTGATCGAGCGCCCTTCCAAAGGGCCGTCCGTTCCGTCTGTGACTCATTATGTTCAATATGAGTATGCACCAATTTAGGCTTGGATATTGGTGTGTTATTTACAAAAGTGCTGTTTTCTGTCAGCACCTAATCTGTAACGTTGTTTATTCTACTACTTGGTCATGCCTTTACGGGCAACCCCGCTGCGTTGGTGGGGACGAATGGTCATTCCCTTGACTGGCTTTCTGAATGATTTGGGGTCTTTGAGATAGTGCTTATATATGTCCCCGATGAGGCTGGGACTCTTAGCGCGGTCTTTAAGGATTCGGGCCGTGTCTTCGTTCATACTAGAATAGTACCTCCTGGCCTAAGCGCTGCTTGGCTATCTCAATATATTCCGGGGTTATGTCTATACCTACTGAGGGTCGGCCCATGTCTTTACAAGCCCTCAGCGTCGTACCACTTCCCATAAAGGGGTCGATTACCGAATCCCCGGGCTTGGAATAGTTCTCCAGGCACCAGCGCATGAGGGAAAGAGGTTTCTGGGTTGGGTGGACACGGGTTTCCTTATTCTTCATGTCTTCCTGCAGCATCCCATTCCAGCGGTAACGGTAGTACCTGACGGCACTCTTGAATGACGTCCACGCTAGCTCACAGTCGGCAAAGTCGGACATGCCATTATCTTTGTCCCACACCAACCAACAGGAACTATTACTGAGGTACTCCACAAAGTAGTTGCCGCCGAAAATGATCTGATTCTTGGAAATGCGACGTATTTCGTCAAAGTATTCGCGGGAGGGAATAGCATCGTCCCAGGAAAGATTGCCAAAGTCCTTGGAAACCGCCAGTTTACCCCGGCTTTTATTCTTACCTGCAGCTTCCCCGATACCATATGGCGGGTCGGTAAGGCAAAGATCAAAAGCATTATCCGGGTATTCCCGCATGACCTCCAGGCAATTCCCTAGGATGAGCTGATAGTCGTTCCTTTCCATATCTTAGGTATATTATATCAAGAGATGACCATTGTCTTAAAGCCGAATCCAGGTGCTCAGGAGTTCTCGCTTCGTATACCGCCAACGGTCAAGGAGGTGCTCTACGGCGGCGCGAGAGGCGGAGGGAAAACCTGGGCGGGCCTTCTTTGGCTCCTTGAATACGTACACCATCCACGCTTCCAGGGGCTTGTTATACGAAGAAACAGTGACGATCTCTCCGACTGGATTGAACGTGCCAGGTATATGTACCGGGATATGGGAGCCACGCCCCAAGGGGCCAATGCCGTTATGCGCTTCCCATCCGGGGCCATTATCCGTACCGGACACCTTAAGGACGAATCTACCTACACCAAGTACTTAGGCCATGAATACCAGAAGATTCTTATTGAGGAGCTGACCCAGATTCCAACTGAGGACCGCTATTTGAAGCTTATTTCCGCCTGTAGAACCAGCATCCCTGAGCTTATCCCGCAGGTATATGCCACCACCAATCCGGGAGGTGTCGGGCATTTGTGGGTTAAACAGCGCTTTATTGACCCCGGCCCTCCGAACAAGATGTTTAAGGGTGAGGACGGATTAACCCGTATATATATTCCGGCTACCGTTGATGACAATCCGGTGCTTACCAAAGCCGACCCCGAGTATGTCAAGAAACTGGAAGCGCTTAAGGACGTGGACGAAGCGCTCTACCGGGCTTGGCGGTTCGGGGATTGGGATGTCTTCCAGGGACAGGTCTTCCGGGAATGGCGGGTCAAGAAACACGTAAGGCCCGCTTTCCAGTTCGATACCAGCGCTTGCAAGATATATATTGGGCTCGACTGGGGCTTCCACGACCCCTGTTCCCTGCACTGGGTAGCGGTGACACCAGAGAACGAGTTCGGGGTGCAGCACTTTATTGTCTACCGCGAACGCTACGAGAACGAACAGCGGCCTGACTGGTGGGCGAAGGAGATTGCCGAGATTGTCCGGGACGAGAAAATTGACGGCCTTATTATGCCGCACGACACGTTCAGTAACCTCGGTGGCACCAGGCCGATTGTGGAACAGTTCCGGGCCATGTTTGACAATCTGCATGTCCATGTCCCGATTATTGGTTCCAGCAGCAAGAGCCACGCATCTAAGATGTCCCGCATTGCCATTACGCACAACGTGTTGGCCGACTCACCGGATGGACTGCCGTATTTATTGGTTATGGATTCTTGCCGGAACCTGATTCGGACGCTGCCATCCTTGCCCTATGACGAACACAAGCCGGAAGAGATTGACGACGGGTCAGAAGACCATTGTTTCGACAGCTTGTCATATGCATTGTTTCATGTGACTCAGGGTGGCACCAGACTGGTGATGCCAAGAAGCCCCAAGAGCCTTACGGGTGACGGTAAGGAGGCTGACCGGTTTGATCTTGAGGGTGCGATTAGGGGAACGGGAGCAAAGGGCCGGAATTGGCTGTATACTTAAAAATATGTTTAGGCCATCAAGTCCCCTCTATACCGAGCACATAACGAATATTCCCTATGCGGACCTAATAGACACTATTAACAACAGCAGTATTGTGGTGGGGAACCTAGTCGCCTCTCAACCGAGGCGGAATGTCCAGATTAACCTTATGCCGGATAGGAAAGACCTCATATATGGGGCGCTGCATCCGAAAGCTGTAGAGCCGTTTCAGAAAAGGGCAAAGATTCGCACAATAGTGAAACCGTTTATGGAGTGGTTGAAAAAGTAGGATGCAGATTAATCTCCATATATATACCGACATTGACAACCCCCAGTGGATTGACGTGCGGTGCAACGCCTGCGGCCACAAGATAGCCCAGTACCAGGCCAATATTATTAACGTGGTGCTAAATAGCAACTTCCCAGCCCATGTATTTCAAGCCGACAGCGGCTTTAGCAAACTCCAGTGCCGGTCCTGCAAACAAGTCACCAACATTATCTTGACCCCATATAGGACCGTGAAGACAGCGGTATTTATGGCTATGTAGCCATATTTGGGCTAAAATACGGGTATATATGCCTTCAGAGCAAGTCTCTGAGGGATTTTTTAATTTCTGACAGGGGTAGAGTACGGATTACGAGCAGGTCGCCGGGGCATATCAGGACGAAAAAGTAGACCATATTGAGGACCAAGATGGCGTCGTTGATATTCTGCCCAAAGTCTCCATGTTTATCCCAGACAAGGACCAGATTAAGGGGTTAAACAACTTAATTGATGATTCCGTCGGATATTGGGACGACGTCCAGGGCCAAAACCTAAAGTATGCCCGTAACCAGAGCGAGCGGATGGTTATTGGCAAGCAGATTGATACATCCAAGCTCTACCGTTACCAGATTCCATTTGTGGATAACGAGATACATATTGCCGTAGACACGATTATTTCCTACGTCACCGCCCAGACACCGCGCCCCGAAGCCTACCCGAGTGAAGATACCGACAAGGGCCGCGTGCTTTCAAGCGCTGTTGAGAAGGCGCTGATGGCTTACTGTGAGAAGTACGATGTCAGCCAGGAGTTTGAAAAAGCGCTCTACGGGCTGCTTGTGAAGCGCGTCGGCATTCTGAAGCTCTACTACTGCAACGAGTGTGACGAGATACACACCAAAGCCATTGACCCGAACTGGGTTATTGTGGACAAGAACGCCAAGATGGGTGAAAACCCAGGGTTTATTTGCGAGCTTCACAAATGTACGCTGCTCGACTTAGTGCTCATGTTCCCCGAGAAGAAGACCAAGATTTTCGAGCTGATGAAGATTAAGCAGGGCACCCAGAACCAGATGACCACCGAGGTCGTATGGCGCGAAGTCTGGGCCACCGTCTACGACCGGGGCAAAAAGCAGGAAGTCTGCTTCTCATATATTAAGGACTTGATGCTCGGGAAGTACAAAAGCCCGAACTGGCTGTACAGCGGTAACGACGGCAGTACTAAGAATTACCTGCCAGAGCAGTTCAAGCCGTATGTACCGCTTAACTACTTAAACGACGGAAGCCACTGGATTGACCAGACAACCCCTATTGAGCAGGCATATTCGATGCAGGACGTTTTAAACAAGCGGGGACGTCAGATTATGGAGAATGCCGATACCGCGAACGGATTCTTGGCTGTATCCTCTGAAGCTGTGGACATGGACGACGCCGAGAACCTGATTGGCGACCCGAACCAGAAGATTGTCTTAAAGACTTCCGGCCGCCCGATTGACGAGTTTATTATGCAGGTCGAACCGCACATGCTGCCAAGTTTTGTCGTTGAGGACAAACAGGACCTCCGAACGACGCTCCACAACCTGATGGGCACCCCGAGCCAGCTCAGTGGTACCAACCAGGAAGGCGACGACACCGACACACTCGGGCAGGCGATTATGATTAAGAACCAGGCTTCGGGCAGGCAGGACCGCCTGGCACGCGCTGTGACGCTGATGGCCAAGCGCTACTTCAATATGCTGGTCCAGATGATGCAGGTTCACTACACGGACAAGCACAAGTTTGTCTACAACGGGGGTGACGGTGATTTCCAGTACGTGACGATTACCCGTTACCTGATTGATTCCGGCATGGAAGTAGGCGTCCGGGCTGGCAGCACGCTGCCGTTCGACAAGTCACGCCAGGAAGCGGTGGCGATGAACCTGGCGAAGATGGGCATGATTAGTCCGCTCGACCTCTACAAAGACTTACATATGGACAACCCCCAAGCTCGGTACGACAACTGGTTCAAGTGGAAAACACAGCCTGAACTTCTCGCCCAGGATGCTGAGAACCAAGAGCAGGATGGCCAGGCGTATATGGAGTTTGTGGAAATTATGAACGGTAAGAAGGATGTCAGGCCTTACGAGGAGGCCACCCCTGAACACGTCTTAACCCACAGAAAGCAGATGATTACCGACCAGTTCCTAAAGGCTGGAGCCTCCAAGCAGAAAGCCATGCTAGACTTGATTGGTGCGGAGCTTCGCAGTTTAGAGCTGCGAACCGAGCTTGAGCAATTGTCGGCACCGCCGATGGGCGCTCAGGCAGCTCCGCAGCCACCAGGGATGGGTGCGCCTATGGGTGCGCCTGGCCAGCCCCCGGGTTCACCTCCTACGGGACCGATGCCGGGCGCTCCTATGGGTCCACCCCAAGGGAACCCAATGGGCGGAGGCGGAGCCCCTATTCCGTTCGCACACAATATGTCCAGTATAATGGGCAGTAGTGGGCCTGGCAGCCCAATGCCGCAGCCGAGTAATCCGGCTAACCCAATGCAAATGCCACCAATCTAGTCTTATATATATGAAGGAGGTGTAGATGGAACCAAGTAGTAATGGAAGCAGCCCCGGAACGGTCGCTGCTACAACTGATGTAATGGCAAACGCCATTGCCCATGCCGCTGCCGGACCGCAGCCGATTGGCGATATTGCGGACAAAGCGTTCGACAAGGCGGTAGCCGAAGAGCCAAAGCCCAGTGAGCCAGCCAAGCCTAAAGAAGAGCCTAAGAAGGAAACTCCGGTTACAGAGCCACCTAGCGCGGTTGTGGCAGCGCCAGAAGAAGACGAAGGATATTTCGCTGACGAAGGACTCGACGACGAGCCACCTGCTCCGGCCCCGGCTCCCAGCCCAAGCGCCAATCCTCTTCCACAGAGCTTCACACCGCAGGAACAGTATGTAGCCCAGCATATTGGGCAGCCAATTACCGTAGATATTATTGTTAATGACCAGCCCCAGCGCGTACAGGCATACGCTCTTGAGAACCTACCGCAAGGATTCAAGTTCGCCAGCGACTACGCGGCAGCCCAAGCCGCTAAAGGGTTCGCCAAACTGGAGCTAAAGGCCGAAAACCTTGTTGCTGACTTCGAGCGGAACCAGCAAACGGAACAAGCTAAGAAGTTCAGTAGCCAGGAAGACCGCGATATCCAGCGGGATATTGCCTACTTACAGCGCCAGAAGAAGGCGGGTAAGGACGGTTTGCCGCTATTCCCTAAAGGCATATCTCCCGACGACCCCGAGTTTGAGGGCCATCCAGCGGTAAAGGAAATGCAGGACGTTCTTGAATATTACAACAAGGAGAATGGCGCGAGGTGGCAGCAGTCCCAAGCGCGTGGCAGCCAGTACCGGCCGCTCACCTACCGGGATGCCTTTAAGCTCTACCGTTCTGAGCATCCGGTGACGACACCTTCTCAGGCTAAAGAGGATAAGGAACGCAAACAGATTACCGGAAGACTAGCAAAGGCGAATGCGGGAACCGGCGAAGCGCCAAAAGGCAGCCGTCCGAAACTTCCCTGGAATGCCAGTGTTGACCAAATAGCGAGGGCGTATGGCCTCTAAAAGAAGTAACATATTCAGTTTCGCATTGAGTAGACAGGACTTATGCGACATATTTATTGAGAAATACGGATTCCCTGAAGATATTGTCATTACCAAGTTTGATGAGCCTTTGAACCAAGAGGCGTTTGCAGTTCATCTTCACTCACCAGAGTTTCGTGAGCATGGCGATCTTGACATCCTATCCACAGCACGCCCAGGTGATAACTACAAATGGAAGAAAGAGGATTGACGTTATTTACAATTATTCAGCAACACTCATAGCCTTACTCGTTAAGATGCAACTACTGACCGAAGAGGCCGGTGAGCATCTAAACAAGGAGCTACAGAGCAAGATTCATACGGCCCGGTTTACCGAAGCCCAACAGATTGTCCAGGACTTAATGGATGAGGTGG